AATGTTGGTTTCTATCCAAAAGTTTTAAATGATTTTCAGTATTTTTTAAATGATGAGAATCTGTATAGTAGTGAGTCGTTAATTAATCAAGAATTACAAACTATGGTTGATAACAGGGATGTGTTATTAGTATCAAATTCACAATCTCAAATAAATAAAAGTTATGGTTATAATTTGTCAAACCCAAGTTTGGCATTAAGTTATAAAACAACAAGTATATTACTTAAAAGTTTTGAAACTAATGAAACACCCGTTGATGGTAATTTTTATTTTTCAGCACCTTCTTTTGGTTCAAGATATACTCAAGTGCAATATGAATGTTTTACAGGAGCAAATGCTGTACCTGATGTCTATAATAATGAATTTGTATATAATGGTTCTTTAAGATTTTTTTGGGGAGGAACCCACTTTGGGTATTTCCCAACAGTAAATCAACTTTGTAAACCTGACCAATATGTTTCACGAACCGCAACCTCATTATGGCCATGGGTTTTGTTATTAGATGATAATGGTGAAAACTCATCCGTTGATTCAATCGAAGATTTATTTTCGGTGTTTACCAAAGAAGAACTTGATTTATTTGAAGAAGAATATAAAAAATTTAGTAGGTCAAAATTCCAAAGCGAAAACGACTTTAATATTCAAAGTTTATTAAGGAAAGCATTATTAGTTAATGAGAATGATTTTTTTAATGACAACTCAAATTTATTAATTGAAGATTTTCAAAAGGCTCAACTTAAAAATTTTAATATAGTAATTGATGATTATATTAATAGGAATTCTCTTTTCCAAAAAGGAAATCCAACAAACTTTAATTTAATAAATTTAAGAACTTTTTCTGAAAAGAATTTTACAGGTAAAACTTCATATACCTATTATAAAGAAACTACACCAACTGCAATACCTACCAGTTCTAATACTCAGACTTGGGCAAATTCAGAATTAGAATATCCCGAGGCTTGGAAATCTTTGAAAACTTATGTCGGGTTCTCTGAAGTTAATGGACTAAAATACCAAGGGGTAAACTCATATATTACTGACTTTTTCATAGATTTAAATGTTGCGTTTACTAGTGAGAATATTATAAAATTTGCGGACGAAATTAAAATCTACGCATCTAGAAAATTAGTTAATAGCGGACAAACATTTAATTTTAAACAAGAAGTAGACAACTTCTTAGGACAGATAACTCTAAAGACAAATAACTTTTTCAACGGAGCTCTATTAAAAATGAAAAAAGGTCTCCCGACTACAGAGAAAAAAGGAAAAGTTGAGGATAGTTCACCAATCGAAGGAGAATTATCAAAATTACAATATTATAATAATTTTAAAGCGATTAATGATAAGTGGGTTGCGGGTAACAATTATAATAGTGAAACATTATTAGAAGATATACTTTTCTTAGATAGAGCTGGAAGAGACATTGGTGATAAAATATATATTAATGTTTTAGATTTAGTAAGTGGAAATGCCGCCTTTTTAAAAGGTAGAGATGTTGCATCAAATGCTTATAGTGCGATTGGAGGGATTATTGAATATAATCACTTTAAAATATTTAACATGCCATCATATATTAATTTCTATGGTGTACAAAATGTGGGAGATACTCAAAATAGTGGAGATACTACTTCTCATCCATTTGCTACAAATTTATTTGGAACGTTTACTGATGTTGACTACCAAAACTCAAAAAGTAAAATGGTATGTGTTTACACTGAAACGGGTTCAGAACATACGGACAATCAATCACCGACAAATGGGTTTTTAGATGATAGTTTTAATTTGGGAGTTGCCACTAACAATCCAAATTTGGATAATATGAGTAATAAAGACGACTACGCCATTTCAAATAAATGTGTTGGTTTTGCTGTTGATTTTGGATTACAAAATCAAGGGGTCTTTAAAGAAATAAATGTTTCTCAAGAAAGTGGACAGGCAACCGCTGAAAGTTTGAAACAGATTTATGACATGGCAAATCTGTATAGTGGTACTAAAAGTAGTAGTCAAAGCGTTAGTTTATATAACATTTATACTACAAGAAGTTATAAGGCTACGGTAACCGCTATGGGAAATGCGATGATTCAACCAACAATGTATTTTGTTTTAAGAAATGTACCATTATTTGCGGGGCCTTATTACATTGATAGTGTTGAACATACAATATCTAATAATAATTTTACAACACAATTCACTGGAACTAGACAAAAATTATTCACCCCTCCATTAGAGAATAAATTATTGGAAACTATAAAAACAACGTTTTTAAATGAGTTGATAAATAATCAAGTTCAACAAAGACAGGGGGAAGTAAGAATTGAACAAACTACAATACAAGTAAAAAATAAACTATCAAATAGTGTAACATCTCAGTTTAAACCTAGTACTGTACCTATTTGTCAGACACAACCTGAATACCAAGACTATTCGGCTGCAAGACCAACTGAATTAACCGAGACAGTTGACTCAATGTGGAAAAAAGTTAGAGGAAGAATACTTCAAACACCATTAAGTGGTTCTAACTTAGATTACGTTGTTTACACTATTTTCTATGTAAATTCATTTGATGGAGATAAGTTTTCGTTCTATAATAACAACGTATCATTAACTCCAATTGGAACAGGTGTACCAACTTGGGGAGGAGAAACAAGTGGAAGTTTTAATAAAGAGTATATTTGTTTAGAAGGTAATAATAGTCAGAGTCAGGCGTTCGTTACGTTTTCAGGTATTACAAATTGTGTTGACTTTAATATTTTGAGATATGAAGAAACATTTAAAACAGCATTGGATAATATAGGAAATGAGGATATCTTTGTTTCAGGGTTTACAAAAAGTTGGATTGAAAGATATCCATATGATAATACAAGGGGTACTACAAATTTATATGACCAATTTGTTGCAACAAATCAAAATGAATTTGATTTATTAAACGGAAAAGTCAGAAAGGCGTATAAAATAGTGAAAGGATACTTATCTCAATAATTTTATAAAAACTTAGATATTTATAATAAAACTTAAAGTTATGGACGTAAAACAATTATTAGATAATTACTTGGGAAGAAAAACAAGAATAACTGAAAAGGATGCCGGTAACGGATTTAAAGAAGTTTGTGATTTGGATACAGGTGATTGCTACACAATTAGAATGAAAGACGGTCTAATTGAAAGAGTTGACAATACATATATGTCAAACAAAAAAATTAATGTTGAAACTAAAACAGGAATTAAACAACTTTTAAACGGTTAAAAAATGGAAATATCGAAAGCAATCTTAGAAGAACTTAAAAAATATAATCAAATAAATAGATATATAGTTGAGCAAGACGCTCCTGAAGTTGGTGACGTTCCACCACCACCCCCACCTCCTGCAGGTGATGCTCCTGAAGCAGCTGCGGGTGAGGTTGAACCAGCAACCCCACCAGCGGGTGAGACTGAACCACAACCAGTTGATGTGGCTTCTGACCCTGATGTTGAAAAAGTTGGTGAGGAAGAAGAGGAAAGTGGTTCTGAAGAGCTTGAGATAACTGACCTTGTTAAATCACAAAAAAACATTGAAACAAAACAGGAAGACTATTTTAATAATTTGTTTTCACAACTTTCTAATTTAGAGAAAAAATTATCTGATATGGATAATGTAATGACTAAATTAAATGACCTTGAGGCTAAAATTGATAAATATAGACCAAAAACACCTGAAGAAAAACTTGAACTTAGAAGTTTGGATTCAGGACCATATAACCAAAAACTTACAGATTTTTTCATGGACAAACAACCAGAAATGCAAAAAACAGGTAAGAACGAATATGTTCTAACAACTGATGATGTTGAAGATTATTCTGTTGATGAAATCAAAAGAACCTTTAATAATTATGGCGACGAAGAAGAGTTTAAACCAATTAGATACTAATTGAAAAACTCTATTTGACTTTTACGGCTGACACACTTACTTTTGTTTATTAACTTTTAAATTTTATATATAATGGCGACAAATTCTTTAGACGCTGTTCTCGCTCAGTATGAAAAAGCGAAATCAAACACAGGTGGTAGTAAAATTTCACAAGAAGACCGATTGAAGAAGTACTTCGCGGCAATTCTACCACAAGGAAAATCAACAGGACAAAAGCGACTTCGAGTCCTACCAACCTCTGACGGTTCATCTCCGTTTAAAGAAGTATGGTTTCACGAAGTACAAGTGTCTGGAAAATGGAATAAAATCTATGACCCAGGTAAAAACGACAATGAGCGTTCACCACTTAATGAGATTCACGATGAACTTATGATGACAGGTAAGGCTTCCGATAAGGAACTTGCAAAACAATATAAGGCACGTAAATTCTACATTGTTAAAGTGATTGACAAAGACGCACCTGAGGACGGAGTTAAGTTCTGGCGTTTCAAACACAACTACAAGAATGAAGGAATTCTTGACAAAATTATCCCAATTTGGAGAGCTAAAGGCGATATCACTGACCCTGAAAAAGGACGTGATTTGATTTTGGAACTTACCAAAGCAAAAACTCCAAAGGGGATTGAGTATACAGTTATCCAAACTGTAATGTATGATGACCCTGCACCACTTCACGAAGATAAAGAGACTATGGACTCTTGGGTGAAGGATGAACTTACTTGGAAAGATGTTTATTCTAAGAAGCCTGTAGAATACTATGAGGCAATTGCTCGTGGTGAAACTCCAC